ATGGCATATGTCAAGCATATGTAGTTTACCAAGAATATACTTATATTCTTCAAAGTTTTCAACCCCTTGTCCTAAAGATTCTACTAAATTCTCTTTAAGTCTTTTAATCTCTTTTTTAAAATTAAAAATTATAAATGCATCACTCATATCAGTGTATTGACTCCTGGTATTTGTTTTTCATATTGTTGATTTTCTTCATCTTTACTACAATACCATGTTTGTTCGAAGCCTTTGTTTACTCCGTATGATCTATGTCCACATGCAGCTAGTCCTTCTTTTACTGCAAGTTCAACTGATTTAAGATTATAATCATCTCCAAACATTACGCCATTTGGTTTGAGCTTTGGCCACCAATTTACAATATCATCTTTGACTGGATCATACTCATGCGCACCATCTACCAAAATAAAATCCACTGATGCTTCCTCAAATCTTTCAAGTATCTTAGGATCGTCTGATCTACCTTGTATGGGTAAGACCATATCTCTGCCTATAAAAAATCTTAAATTATCTCTAAACATGCGACTAAAGTCTTTGGGTAATTTTATATTTGCGTGTTCTGATGATCCCTCAAAAGTATCAATACAATAAACTTGTACATCATATTTGTTAGCATTGAATAAAGATGTGGCTAGGTAATGTGTTGACCTACCAAGAAAAGATCCTATCTCTATTATCTTTCCGTTTGGTTCTATTCGATCAACAATTACATCATATGTTTCTGAATAATTAAACCAACCTGGTATGTTAAAGTACGTATGTTTCATAGTTAAGTCCTTTTTTCTTTGTCTTAACTATTTGTATATTTTTAGGTGGGATTTTCAACCCTTGTGATTGTGGCCCTTTTTTAGGAGGGACTGTCGTCGTTAGTTTTTTCATCTTCACACCCTACGCATCCACACCAAACACAGGATTCTCCACAATGACACTCACAATCACATTTTGCACAATCTTGATGTATCATAAAAACCCTAATGCTTTTGCTATAGCCATTTCTATACTTAATAACATAATAAACCCTACTACCGTACATATGATAGCTGTTGGTAAAAACATGTAATCTTTAAAAGTTCTTTTTCTAGTGCAACAACTCATTATTTCTTTTTTGAAATTAGTCCCATCGCACCTTTTGCTCCCTTGATGCCAAAGCTCGCACTACAGGCGATGTATAAGAGGTGCTTATAGTAATCAGGGAGTGAGTGTAAGGCTTCAAAACCAGCTTTTATATGTGGTGTCCATCCGGGTATGAAGACTGCCACCGCCGGAACCAACAGGCATATCAAAATTAGCTCGTCTTTCCAGCTCCCTTTCATTTGATCAACTGCAGTAGCCTCCCACGAAATTTTTCCAGCTATTTGCTGTTCCTTAAGCGACTTCTGTGCCTTAATTTCCGTTAATGCTAAGTCTGCTTTTGCTTTTTTTGTCTCAACAAAGCCTTTTACCGCATCAGTGACCATATTTGCGATAGGGCCTACTAAAAAATTCATCATTTTTTCTTTACTCCCTTAATTTTACCTTTGTTTATGCTTGCGTAGAACACTTTTGCACCTTCTTTCTTGCCATATGTCTTTGCCATGGCCTTTTTTATCTTTTTACCCTTCTTGTTTAGTGGCATTTGTCCTCTGTTGAGCTATTCTAGCTCTTAATTCTGCTAAATCGTAGTCTTTTTGCAGTTTCATTGCGTCTAAATCTTGTTTGTACTCAAATTGTTGCTCTTTTAAGCCCTGTTGTTCTCCCTGAACTTGTGCTTTTAGCTCTTGATCCTGCTGTCTTAACGCTAATTCTTGTTGTTTTAACAATACAAGCGGATCCATGTTAGAATCTTGCATAGCTTCTGCCTCTTCTTGGACCATAGACTCTGTAATTTTAAGAATTTGTTCTGCTATCAAGGCTTGTCTCTTAGCTTGCAACTCCATAATTTGCTCTGGTGGTATATTTTCGCCAAATTCTTTTCGTAATTTTTCTGCTTCTTCGACTAATGCTTTTTCAACAACCTGTGTTGCTAACATTGATACGTGTTGATTGATGTGTGATACTAAATTTACTACCGCCATAGGATTACTTTTTACTAATGCTGAAGATAAAAATGTTCTATGTGTGCTTATGTGTAAATCATGTTGTTGTTCCATGAATGCTTGTAAAGGTTGACCCATTAAAACTACACTATGTTCTTGAGCAGCATCTTTAGGTTGTGGTCCTTGTGGTATTGGTAAGATTTGTTCAATATCTTTTACACCTAATGCTATATACATTCTTCTATAAGCTTCATAAAGATTGTGTATTTGCGGATTACTTTGTGCAAGTTGCAATTGATTTTGTGCTAGAGTCACACGTTGTGACATTGAAAAAATATTTGGATCCGAAACAGGTAAGATATCTATGTTATCATCAAAGTCGATAATCTTAATTTGTCTTGGACCACCCGCTACATTGTAAGGGTATACTGGAGGTAAAACTAATTTAAATATTCTTGCGAGTAATTGAAACTCTTTCTTCTGTGCGTAGTGTAATCTTTTATGGACGGCAGACATAACTTTCGTGCCACGTTCCATAAGTGCCATAGTTGTTCCAACAGGTGTTTGCGAACTACCTATTTCTGATAACTGCATATCAGCAACTGCAGCAAACTGTTTACCAGCATCCACACAAAAACCTAAGAGTTGCATTAAGACTGCATCAGGGCCTTTGTACGGTAAAGGCATCAATGCTTCACGTATTATACCGTTTGGTGCATCAACGTCTCTAAACTCACCAGGTTGTAATGGTTGATCATCATCACGGATTCTAAGTCCACGTGATTTAAAACCTGCAGGTAAGTTAGATAATGTACCCGCATCTAACAATTGACGTAGAGCAGAAGTAGCGGTCCTTGTTAGACCACCAATCATGTGTATTAAACCAAAGCCGTAAAAACCTAGACCAGGTAAAAATTTGTAGTGTACAAAATAATCATTCTTTTTTCTTAATGGGTCGCCCTCATTGTAATTACGATAAATAGATAACACACCTTGACTGCCTCTATCTATTGTAACTATGTAAGGTAATTTTATTCCGCTAGGCTCTCCTGTTTTTATATTAATATCTTCATAGCCCTCTAAATCTAAATCTACATGCAATTCATATAATTCGGCCATATCATCAACTGCATATGTGCCAGGAGACTCACCGTCAATCTCGTCCTTCTTCTCTTGTAAATCAGAATAATTTACTGCATCGTAACCCTCACCATTAATGTCCATGTAAAAACCAGAAACTTGTTTTTTACGCAAATCATTTTTTGTCATTTTGACAACTTGTGTGATTCTTTCACAATCGTCTAAATCAGAACAACCGTAAGGCACAATGACATCTTCTGCTGGTATAAACTTAGATGTCGCTCTACCTGCTACTTCGTCAAAATATATTTTTTTAAATGCACTACCTGATAAAGGTAATTGAAATAATAATTGATCCATCTCTGGATTATAGTCTTCCATGACATGAGTAATTTCATAGTTCATGTAATCTTTCACACGCTCTGCTGATTGTTGTAACTCTGGACTATTAGCACCTACAACTTGTGTTCTGACGGGGCCATCACTTGGAAGTAGTTCTACATATGCCATTGCTTGAAACTGTGTAACAGCTTGTGCCAACATAGGGTGATTAACAGAAGAGGCACCTCTAAACGGTCTTGTTCTTTCTTCGTATTTAAATCCTAAAAGATCTAAACCTTTTGTGTAAGATTGTTCCCAATCTTCTCTTGTGCTTTTGTCATTATCAACTTTTTCTACTAACTCATTTGCAAGTGCCTGCATGTAAGAGGGATCTAAAAATTCTGCTAAGTTAGATCCAAAACTTGCAGGTCTTTGTTCTTCTTGTTCTCCTACGACTGCAGATCCATCATCTACAATCTCTACGTTAGGTTCTATTTCAGATTGATCTAGTTGCACTGTTGTGCCAGTGTCTTCTGCTTTTAAATCTTCATCACCACCTGGACCCACTGCTTTTGCGTCTCGTGCTAAATAGGGGGTTGGTGCGCTACTATCGAATTTATCTACCATTAATAATCACCATAAATATCTGTAATTGAAACTAACCTATCATCTGGCATAATTCCACCTTTCTTTTTCTTAAACAAGTACATTGGCTTATCTTTGTTACTATCAGGTAAAACTAATACGTTCATTTTAACTCTTTGCGGATTGTATTCTTCAATAATTATAGTTGCATTTTCTGCTCTATCTGCATCACCCAAAGGCACAAGGTCAAATTTTTGATCTACTACATCACCTTGTTTTACATTTACAAAGTATTCCATGGTTTGACCTGGAGCTATTTCTTTTCTAAACACCACTTCATTAGGTCCATAGTCTTTTGCAACTCTCAATATTTCTTCGTTTAAAAAAGCATTGAGTCCCTCTGGTGGTTTAGAGGGTCCTAAGTCCTCTCTTCTAATTGTTACGCTAGGGTCAATATCAGTTTCTTTTAAAACTTGAAAGTTGCCATCTACATCTTTATTTAAAAATCTAAGTCCTAACTCACCCTTAGTGGTGTCAAGAATAAATTGTTCTTCAACAGTGCCACCATATTTTTTTGCTATATCTTTAAGTCGCTGAACTCCAACCTTGTCATAAAGATTTATAAATTTCTTTCGAGCGTCATCACTTTCTTTAGACCATCTTACATTTGCACCTACATTTGCAGGCATAATTGTTACTCTGTTTATGCCTCTATTCTCTGCATCTTTTATAACTGCTTTTATTATTGCATCAACATAATCTGCTTGATTATTTAATGGTGTGGGTGGGAATGTCTTTACATTCTTCATACCGACATTCC